GGGGCCAACACCACTTCTTCTGAATGCATTGGAAAGTTGTTGTATAGTTGTAGGCTGACCTAAAGTAATGTTTTGGTCAAAATAAGAACCGGGGATTGGTGACACTGGTAATATACTTCCTCCAAGTCTCAGAGCAAAGTTTGTCGCCGCAAGAATTGGGTTGGCAGTAACAGTGATTGTATAAACTGGTTCTATAATTGGAACCACACCTGCTAGTATGTTTACCAAATCAGTACCACTCGATACGTTTAATATATTTGCTCTTCCTAATGTATCTTGTCGGATTTGCGCTGCAATCCTATCTTCGAACTCTTTTCTTAGAGTTTGAGCTCCCAATCTTGCAATAAATGAGTCTTGACTCAATAACCCATTACTACCACCTGGGTCGGGTGATAAAAGTATTGATACTGGTGTATAAGTTGAAGGAACAAATGTCGTTGGATAGGGTTGATTGTTCGATTTGTTTGTCGTTAGAGGACGATTAAGTGATCCGAAAAATTCTGCACTGTCTAAAACAGATTCACTACCATTAGAAAAAACATTTAGTGGTTTCCATTTAAGGGCTTCTTCACTCCCTTGTTTTACTATATCAGCATCTTGATAATTGTAAATTCCCTCATTTGATTTTTTATTTAATAATGATCCAGGATCGGGTACTTGCTTATATCCACCTTCATTACCATATTGATTGAGAGGAAATAATGTATTTGCGTAAGAAGGCTGGTCAATCAATTTATCGGGACTGTCCTGAACTGAAGAATCCGATTGAGTATACACCGTATCAATCGGTTGTGTGGGTCTATTCGGAGCTTTTGCGTAAGGTTTTAAATTCCTTTTCAAAAGATTTGTTCTAAACCCTTGTGTATTCGCTAATATTAATAACGGACTTGCCATTTATATTTTTATTAATAAATAGAATATTATTGTTTTTTTATTAGATACCTAAAGGTGTACCAGATTGGTATGCTCTGGATTCATTAGTATTGTTTACTAAATAATTTTTGATATCTTGTCTTTGAATTAATCTTTCAAAGATTTTCGTTATTTCTTCTATTTGTTGAGGGGTCATATTTTGAGGTCCATTGTTAAAATTTAGGTTTATATCAGGTACTGGCCCAAATTCTACCTTTATAGGGTCTCTACTTGGTTGTGGTAATGAAACACCCCTTGTTGATGTTATAGGCTCAGTTCCACCCACTGAAACACTTGTCATGGGTGGCGATGGGGGATTAAATATTGATGGGTCTACTCTAGGGTTTCCTGTGTAGGGAACGTAATTTTGACTAGTCAATGTCATGGACATCATTTCCAAAATTGGTTGTACTGCTTCAGACATTGCTTTAGCAGTTGTTGTCTTTTTTTCTTTACTTAATTCTTCAGATATTTTCCCCGAGGCTTCCCCAATAGTTTCTATCGACTTTTTACCAATAGTGCCAAATATGTTTACTGCTCCTTCAGTGAGAATTCTCGTTATTTCCGCAGGGTTTACATTCCCTTTTTCAATAGATGCAAGAAGTTTATCTTGTAATTCTTGGGCATTAGCATTTGCCACTTCTCTAAGTTCTTTTGTGTTTAATTGTTGACCTCCAACTCTTAGAAAAGCATCAGCACCTTCACGAATTCCTTCAGCAATATCCATTGATGGATCGGTCGTCAACATAGTACCCGTTATTGTAGCTCTGATTGCGGCAACATTTTGGTCAAGAGTTTGTAAATTAGTCAATTGGTCTCGAGCGGTTTCTTCAACACTTTTTGAACCAGCCTTTTGTTCATCAATTAATTTATCGAATTGTTTTTGAGTAATTTCACTTAATTTTATTTCTTCATCACTACCTTTAAGTTTGACAACGTAATCACCTCCTTTTGTCATTGCACCAATATTAGCGAGATATTGTTTGTCTTCTTCGTTTTTGAACTCAATTGAAGGACTTATTTGAGACAATCTTTCATCTAGTTCAGCCGCCGCTAATCCCAACTTAGTCATTTCCGCAGCACTAACTCCTGTCTGTTGCTGCATCTCTTTAAGAGTTAATACTCCTTGTGGGTTAATTTTAAATGTTCTGGTTTTTTCATCGAAATAGGTAAATTGTTTTGCAACGTCAATCAAACTATCTTGTAACCCTGAAGGATCATTTATAGATGCATTCATTAAAGCGAAAGGGTCTACTAAAGTTCCCGCAGCAACTCCTAACCTTTGAAATGCCGCAGCAACTTCTATTGCTCTGTCAGGATTTAAAACATCATCCGCTAATTTAAGAGTTTCACCAACATCGAACCTCATCATTGAAGCTTGAGCAGCCATTTTAGTCAAACCTAAAACCCCATCTTCAAATTGAAAACGGTTCATTTTTTCCATGTTTTTACTTACATCTTCAAAAACTTGTTTTGAATTACCTCCTATACTTTGAACATATTGTATTGACTCTTCCAAAGCTTTAGGTATTGATTCTATTCCAACTCCGACGTTTAAAAAACTATCTGATAATTCATTTGCCGTTTTTCCTAAAACTTTTTCAACAGCGTAAAATTTTTCAATTTGTTCGGTTGTCGCTAGAACATTTCTCCTTGAAGCCGTAGCAATCCCCGAAATTATTTGTTGTACATTGGACAAATTTCCACCTAACCTTGTTACGGCAGGTACTGCGTCAACCAAAGCTTTTTGAAGTTCAAAAACTCTTTCTCTACCTTGACCAAATGTTTTTAATATTTCCGCACTAAAATTACTTAGTGCATCTTGAGCGTCTTTTAACGACTTTTCGTTTAATTTCTCAACTTCTAAAGCTTTATTATAATTTGTACCTGAATCCGGTGATGGTGATGGGGTGGTCCCTCCTGCTGCTTGAAAAAACATAATATTATTTTATATATAAATACAAAAGGACTGAATTTTCAGTCCTACTTGTTTAATTCCATCCATTTATTTAACAAATACTTTCTGATAAAAATTGGCATTATCAGAAAATCTGAATAAGATACATTCAAAAGAGTTTTCAAAAAATAGAATTCATCTATTTGTCCTTTTCTATAATCAGAAGAAAGGACGAAAAAAGTCCACCCCAAACCCAACATTTACTGTTAGTTTTTCTCCTGAAGGGGCTGTAACTGTTTTTTTCAAATCTAATTTAGGCTCGTTTTCATCCAAAAATTGTCTTATATATTTGGAATCCGCAATCGGCATTTGATTAATAAATTTTGAAATTTCTCCTCTATCTGTAGTACCATTGATTTCAACAATTTGCTTATTGAGTCTCCAAGTAACTTTTGGAGCAGTTCTTCCTTCTGGATATGATTCACCTAATCTTTGTATTTCTAAAATTTCACCATAGGATAATGGTTTAATTTTAGCAGTCACTCCTGATTTGGGTAAAGTTGTTAGAAAGGCTCCATCTTCTGTTGGTTGTTGTCCTTTGACTATATTCAACTCATCTAATTTGACACTAGTTTTAAAAGGTTTTCTTGTGATAGGGTCAGATAAATTCAAATCCATCTCAGGGCCGAAAGCGGTATTTCTTAAAAAAATTAAAATTGCTTCAACATCCCCTTCCATTAAATCTTCCACTTTAATGTCAGGTTCATAAATTTTTGACCTCAACAAAGTTTGGGTCATATCATTTCCAGCAGCCATCAAAATATTCTCATCGTTGGCAGTTAAATAACCAACTTTTATTGATTTTTTTTTATTTTTATAAAAAGCCCCTTGTGAGGGTAATGGCACCACGTCATGTGGTAAAGAAAAATTTGATTGTCCGTAGTCTTTTGCTTGATTATCCATATAAAAATTTAACCGTAAAGTTTATTACTCTACGGTTAAATATAAATTAAAATTATTTTTTTTAAATAGAAATTTCTATATTAGTAAACTAATACACATCTATCCATTCTTAATGATGTACTAATTGTAGCCAATCCATCTTGTGCATAACTTAATTGATTAAAGTTTACATCTGTCAGGAAAGTTCCGTAAAGAATCCATTTTTCTACAACAACTCCTGTTGGGTCCAACATTTCTAAGTCGACATCTTTTTTGTAACCTGCAGCATAACCCATACGACCAGTTACAGATTCTGCATGAAGTCGAACCCATTCCATCAGAGCTTGTGCAGCTGAAGGTCCAATTGGGTCTCTGAAAACCGCTGGAATTGGTTGCCATGTAAATCTACCGGCAACATAAGTTTCAGTGTTCAAGAAAGGAATCGGAGTGGATACTATTTGTATGTGTGGTCTTGCTGTCGATTCAACAAACCATTCATTTATACCAAGTGAGGATGGAAACCTTAAGATAAAACGATTCTGTCGTTTTGGTTCGTAAGGAAGGGGCATTTTCATTAATAAATCAGCCATGTGTTTTAATTTTTTTTGTTTTTGTTTTTGTTATTTTATAGATAAATATATCCTTTCACAAAAATTTTTCTATTTACTTTTTTTTTGATGAGGTTATTCTTATTTAACTTCCTGCTTAAATCCTCCAGCAGTAGAATAAGTCTTTACTATATTATCTGGTTTATTTTCAAAATGTTTTTTCATTACTTCTATGTTTTTAGGATCATCATCACTAAAGCCTATAGATAATTTTTTAGGAACAAATTTATTTGCAATATCTTTCTTTAAAAAAGCTCTTTTATTAAGTACTGCTGCCATTCCTTTAATATAATTAACAAAATTTTCCATCGCCTCTACTTTAGCTTCCTCAGGATTTACTGCCCCTTGTTCATCACCGAAAGAAACAGGATGATATTTGTTAAGTTCTAAATAAGATTTTATAAGTTCTTCATCAGACATTTCTCCTTCCCCAGCAAAAGACCTGTATTTTTTAAGATTTTTTACAAGTTCATCTTTATCTATTCCTCCGAATCCTTCTATAATATAATTATAAATCGCTTGTTTTATTGTATCGGGATTATGCCCTCTTGCAGTAATAATTGAAAAAATAGAACCATTATTTATAGCTTCTCTGAAATCATCAAATGCTGGACCTGTTCTTGCTCTCATTGAGTCGACCAAAAAATCTTTATCACCTTGAGTTCTAAAGTTTCTGAATGGTTGGTCAGCATATCCTACAATAGTTGTTCCATCATATCCAAAAGGTTCTTGTCCAATTACATGTCTGTATTGTGCAAAATCGTCTGTCGACATTCCAACTTCTTTTCCATTTACATCTTTGAGAATTATTTTGGTTGGCATATGAACAATATTATCATCCCAATCGAATGCATAATATTTTAAATCAGGTGTTCCCTCTGTTTCGAATCCTTCTGTAAACTGTCTTTTCATTTGGCTAAAAGGGGGACATTGTCCCCCTTATTTTTTTTTTAGATATTTTCAAACGAAGCTCCTGTTGGAGTAATGAAGAATTCAATATCGATGAATTCTAATGCCTTCGTAGGTTTTAAGTATATCTTTCCTGTTAATGTATTTCTATCTAAGTCTTCAGGTGTGGAAGAAACTGTTACTCTGAAGTCATATAAACCTCTGTCTCTTCTAATTGAATCCAAAATAGGATTGACACTATCCAAGAATTGTTGTCTAACGATTTGGTCGTTTTGTTCGAACAACAATCTTACCGCTACTGCTGAAATTAACTTTCTTGCTTGAAGTAACAATCTTCTAACGTTCAATCTGTTAAGTGCAGTATCAGC